GTGTCGCACCCTTCAATGAGCTTGCCAGTTCGATCATTTTTGCATTTTGCTGGATTCGTTCCTCTAACCATTCGATAGCTACAGACTTTGTATTACGCCCATATCCGCTACCGACAATTTTACTACCGACAATTTTTCCGCTTTTAACATCGACAAGTTTTTGTTGATATTCCGCAGCAGCCAAGTCAAGACCGCGTAAAACCGCATCAATGTTAGCGATAGAACGTGATTTAATAGATTCATGGCGCAATGACTGAGGATTGCCAATGTGCCGCGAGTTCGCACTAAACCAAGTTCCAGCTCTTTCGTCTGACTCAAAACCTTCTGTATCAATAATAGGTGATAAATCTATATCTGTTTTTGGCTCCACCGGCTTATCCAATTCAGCTTGCAACTGCGCGATTTCAACATCCAACGCCGCCACAGTCTGCGACTTGGTTTCGATCCGTGCCTTAGCCTCATCCAACGCCGCCACGTTTTCGGCCTTTTTCGCATTGGTACGCGCAAAACGTGCGCTGTTCTGGTTGACCAGCTTCATGACGCGGGTAGCCAAAACGGGCAACTGGACATCTTCACCTTGGTTCGGTTGCACCGCCGCCGAAATATCGCGGGAATTTAACAAAAACTTCCAACTGATCAGCGTATCAGACGGCAACAGCTTAGATGGCGTGCTGTCTGGATTGTGGAAAACGATAGATACCGACTGACCATCGGACATTTCAAAAATCGCGGCCACCTGCGTGACTTTATTGCGCTTGAACGGCTCAGATTGGCGCACATTCGTCACAGTAACGCCTGCTTCTGTGGCCTTTGACATTGCCGTGCTTAACCGCTGCATCAGTGTGTCCAGCTTGCGGCTTTCGACAATCAGGGCATCGTAACCCATCGCCTCAGCACCAAGCAGCTCAAGCAAGGCGGGCATGTCATCGGCCTTGATTGCATCAAACAGTTGGCCGTGGTCATCGTGCTTAACCAGATCGACCAATAGCACCGCTGTACTGCTGCTGTGTGACTTGAGGTTGATTCCATCCCACATTACGGGTTGGCCAGTGGTCATATCCTGCAACTTTGCCAACTGGTTTAAGTGAATCTGGCTATTTGCGCGATGATTCAGTCGCTCAGAATCGAGATAACGCTTTAAGCCGGGTGTGTTGGTTTCACCAACTGATAGCACAACGCTGTCCAGCAAAAAACGTCCGCGCTGGTTGTGCGCCCACTCTACCGCCTGATCGTTATCAATCGCACCCAGTACCGCGATAGAGTCAAACTGATCGGTATCACTACCCTTCGATTTAAGGTTCACCACGCGCCACACGTCATCGTCTGTAGCTGTAGGTGATACCACTGCCATGAGCTCACGATGATCACCGCATACACGGCCAATGGCGAGGTTCGAGTGTACCGAGGTCATTGCACCATCGAACATCGGCACAAGGCGGCTGATGCGTGGTGCATGGGTTTTCTGAAAAATGTTCTTGCTAGACACGGAATATCCCCAGTGTGCGAATCATGGGGATAGTGTGGGCGGGTTTGAGGCGGGTTTTATGAGCGGTTCCGGTGGTGTTTATTACAACATCGGATACATTTTCAGAAACGTCAAAGGCACCTCAAGTGCGTCTTTATTCTGTGCGGCCAAGTCCACACTGGCCGCTTGCAATGCAACAAGCCATTCCCTGCTGAATGGCCTAGAATCTCGATTGTAGCGTTTAAACAGCGATATTTTGAGCTTCATCATGTATTGCACCGGCAATCCTTGCGTGCCGTCCTTATTGAACATAATTGACTTGACCATATTGAAGCCCTTTAAAATATGGGCATCCTCAGTTTCCAAGAACGTAACCGTTACTTCATTCGATCCATTGCCAGTAATAAAATTCTGTTGAAAATGACCCGCCTGAATGCTGTCTGACTGAGCATCAATCAGGCTGATGCTGCAACTTGTGGCAAGCCACGGCAATACAACTCCAGTTAGATCAAACCGACCTAGCCGCACTGGAATTTTATTAAATAAAGGAATCTTTGATAACGGCCCTGCCGAATCATACGGCTCCAACTCAACGATATAGTGCGCTTGTGACAACGTGCCAAGCGAATAAAGCTGTTTGTAAATTTGCTGCAACTCAGCAGCGGTCTTACCCGCCCACCATCCGTGTTTTTTATAATTTTCCAGTGCATTGCCGCGAATGGTCAGTGTTCGCGGAGGATCAGACGGATCAACAGCTTCTGACGTACTAACAGGCAACACCTTATTAAAATCTAGCAGCATCACGCATCATCCTCATCATCATCCTCACCCGGTTCTGGCAATTCTGGCACCCGCGCCTCATTTGGCAATCCTTGACCAACATCATCAGGCGGCGGGGCATTTTTCAGGGCAATAGCGATTTTTTCCGCCTTCTCGACGTCGAATCCGCCAATATCCTCAAGCAACATCTGATTCACGTCTTTATCCAGATTCAACTCTTTGACTGTGGCAATCGCTTGTGCGGTCAGTGCAAGGCTGTTCATACGATTCTGCTTATTCGATATAGCCTCAGACGCTGCAGCAGCCTGATCACTATAAAACTCAAAACTCCAAGGCCGATCTGCTGGGCTAAACGTCTCACCGTAGGCATAGCCCCAATCTAAATCTGCCAACTCATTCAGCACATGTGACAAGGACTGTCGAATCATGATTGAACGTCGCATGATCTGTGCTGACGCATGAAACGCCGCACCGTCACCTAGGCCACCGGACAACATATCCGCCCAACCGACCATCGAGGGATCAGACCCAAGGCCACCCATCATCCGCCGGATATTCAGCATCAAGTATTCGGTATTGATCGGCGCGGTACGCTGTCCAGAAATATCACCGACCGGATTTAAAACCTGCTTTTCGCCCCATGACGGCAACACATGCCAGTTTGTCGCCCAAACCGGATCACCACCACTTAACGCCTTGCGCACATAGTCTTCATGGCTTTTGATAACCGACTGTAGCCCCTGCTTATACTTTCTACGGGCATCCGGCGGCATACCGGACATATCGACGGATAAAAACATCTGCTTTACAGCATCTGCGATTTGTTGGCTGTTCAACCCCGCCAGTGTTAAGTGAACATTTTTCCAAGGTTCTTCAATCTCGAATAGAAACGATCCGCCCACTGGTGACGGCACAATTGGCAAATTACTCTGAATATCTTCGTGCAACACCCGCGCTCTGACCAGACCGGCCACGGTTTCCAGTTGTGGCACATGGGTAACACGCGGCATCTTCATGCGTAGCAGTTGAACACGGTTTAATTTGGTGACAACCCGTTCCCAGTCCTTCGCCTCAAGCGCATGGTAGCCAATCGTCCGCCCGCCCTGCTCAAACGCCTGAATCAGCGGCGGAAACGTGTACTCATTACAGATTGCATCGACAATCCCGACTTTATGCTGACCATACACCCGCAGATAAGCATCACCATAAGTCACGCCATCCCGTGCCAGCTTAAAAACGATTTGGTTGATGATCGGCTCTAAAAACTTACTGCGTCGCTTTACCTTGGCGCGTAATTCCTCTGCCCGCTTACCTTCGCCCCTGATCCGGTCGGCAGGCGTCATAAACACCACGTCGCCGCGTGCTTCGTGTCCGCCCAGTGCTGCCGTCACATGTAGTGATAAGGCTTCGGCAACTGATGGATCAGTACCGATCCGCTGCCACTGCGTGTAAATATCTTTGCGATGTCGCCGTTTGGTTTCTTTGGTTTCGTAGGTGCCAAGGGCAAACGGCTCTAATGACTCATAAATCGGGTTTACGTCATTGATACTGGCCGCGTTGTTGACCTGCGCATGTGCGCGATCTGACAGCATGATTGATGCTAAACGATCACCGAGATTTTTGAACATAAAAAAGGCCAGAACTATGCGAGTCTGGCCTATTGTGTCGGCTGCTTTTATGGTCAAACGCCGTGGTTCCGGTGCTTAACTTGGTGGGCCACTTGTATCGCCCCCGCTGCGAACACCACTGTGCGTATGGGCGGCCAATGACTTTCCAGCACCAGTAACACCAGTTGTACCCGTCACGGTTTGCGCTGTGACGTTGCCAGACGTGTTTTGGTTGCCAGTGTGGTCAATATCCCCATTCACCACCAAACGCCCGTTAATCGTGATTGTAGGCGCGGCAATGTTCACGCCCGCAGTTGCCAGTATTTCGATGTTCTTTTGCCTGATCCGCCGTGTATCGACCACCGCTCCCTCACCGTGACTTCGATAAAACGCAATCACAGGCGAGTCAAGCTGACCACCAGCAAAAAATATATAGACCTCAGCCCCCGCCAATACCTGAATTTCAGTATCGCGGTCATCATGGCCAACTGGATAGGCAAAAGTGGCTGTCAGGCCATCCTCAGCACCATCTGTAAGGCCGTCGATTTGCACTTGAGCTGTGCGCGTTGCAGCGTCATAGCTCAGGATTTTGGCGGGGACAGGGTTAAGCATCAAAAACCGATCCAGTTTTGGAGACCACACGAATGCACGGACACTGAGCCACCAAACACCCCAAAATCACCGATAAAGTCATATTCATATTCGGATGGGTCAAAACCAGCATCTTCGACGGTTAAAAGATGCAAGGTTACTGGAGTCGCAGACAAAGAGCCGTCACCACCAGCCACACCACCAGCCACGAACTGAAATTCTGCATTGCCACCACTACTGTCGGTAACTACGCCTAATAGCTCATTCACCACCAAGTCTGCCAGTGCATCACGCGCCGTAATTGCGCCGGATGTGGTCATTTCATATTCAACAACATCGCCTGTCACGCCGTCAGAATCGAGCCGGTAAAAAATACTGAATGGCCCTTCAACCAATATATCTGGCACAAAAAGGTTGGTAGGTACACAATCAGGAACGACTGGCAATGTAGCAGATGTACGCATAACCAAAACACCCGGCACGCCAGCATCCAAGCAATCGGATACAGTCTGATACGCTGGTTTTGATTCATCGCCCAACTGGGCCAAATTGTCCTTGGTGATAAACATCGGCTGATCCACTCGACCACGGCCAAAATCACCAACTATCAAGCCGTTTACCAGCCGCTCGACAGGGACAGAACCAGATTGATCAGTAACGCCTTGGTATTGAATGCCAACGGCATTACCGATAATTTGGGTTGTTTCCATAAAAACCTCACATCAAAGACTGGATAGCCAAATTTTGGTAGCTGCTACGCTATTGCCGCCCAGTGCGCCGGTATCCGTGCGGTGAGCAGCGGTAAGCACAACAAACACTTGATCACCAACCAGCACCGTATCGCCACAGCTCATACGCATCTGGAGCGGTCGAATCATCGTTCCGCGATGGATCAGCACCTTTTCCAAGTTTTTCAGTTGGCGGGTATCCATTTGCGGCATATAAGACACGGGCAAGCCTGCTTGGTTGCCCTCATTCTCGATGGTCGATCCATCCGCCGCCACTGACACAAAAGACCGCTTATTCAGCCGCTGTAGTGCCACACTATCCAGCCACGCAACCGCGCTAGGATCGTACTTGGCCACCGGATTGGCTTTGAGCAAGGCGTCAATCTTGACCGCTGCAAGTTGGTTGCCCTGCATCGTGATAACTGCTGCTTCCTGCTGTAGCCGCTTGGCAATTTCAACAGTTGGCAGTTGGCCTTTCAGACAGACAAATTTAGGAATAGCAATATCAGTACCCGACCGCATCCGCGCACCACACGCCCGCATCGCGCTGATCAAGGACGTGTCATTCAGAATAATGGCCTTGCTTGCGGGTTCGATTAACCGCTGACAGCCACTCAAGACGCCCAAACAGGCAATACCGCCAATCCGCCGACCATCTTTGATCGTCTGCGTTTTAACCGGCTGCACCTTGACCAAGGTGATAGAGATCGGCGGATCACTCACCAGCAATTCAGCACCGACCACAAGTGCTGCATCCAGCTCTGGCGCACTCTGTGCCGTCATCTCAAGTGTCGCTGGTACTGGCACGCAATCAAGACGCAAAGTTGCCGATAGTAGATTCGCGCCTGAAATGATCTGGCCAGTTGCTGCGATGACAACCTGCATCAGTCATCATCCATGACAAGGGTGTAAGGCGGCTCAATAAACGCATTTTTGGGCAATAAATCCCGTTGTTCCTGATAGATTTGCCGTGCTTCACTGACGGCAAGGCCGAAGTTCTCCGTGCCTAGGCTGCGTGAACCTTCCATGCGTTGCGCCTGCAAAAGATCACAGTGAGCGCGGCATACCGGCTCAATCATCGACCATTCGTAGGCATCAATCGGTAACGTGTCATCAAGTTGAATCGGCGCATTGATAAATCGTTGTTGCTCAAAACTTGCCCACGCTGCGTAGTTTGCTGCTTCAAGTAAAACAACATCCCGCACATCCTCGTACAGCAAAGATAGACCGGACATCTGCAATTCAGCGTGCAGGATGGTAGACAGTTCGGCTATCGTACCCACGGTGAGTCGTGGATTTTCTGTCAAGTGTGGGTGCAGTGTGGACATGCTAAATCAACCTAATAAGCCTTGCAGACCACGCCCAAACTGAGCGACGGCACCCAAGGCATTTACGCCGGTTTGCGCGACGTTAATCACGCCTTGCACCCGCTCAATAAAGCCTTCAACACCATCCAAACCACGATCACCGGGCAATACCGAACCACGACCGCCAACCTTGGCAAAAAGACCAAAATACATATAGGTGATGCTGCCAGACGCCAACGTGATTTGACTGCGGCCATCAGCAGTTGTATCGGTCGGCTCAAGTCGAATTGCGCAATCATCAAGTGCATATACGCGGGTGTAGTAACCCGGACGACCGTCGTAATAATCGCAAGGAATGTTGCCGCCATTTGCCAGAATATATTCAGCAAACAAAGCAGCTTGACCTTTTTCGGTTTCGATGACGGTAATACTGCCTTCGTACTTGGTTTTTGGTACACCCGGTACAAACGCATCCAAACCACCGGCATACGCAACTTCAGCCGGATCGTTGTTGGCCACCATCGGACGTGGGCAAGATTGGATTAGTAAGCGGGTTGCCTGAAATACCGGATCACGGGGGACTAGCATGCCTTGGCATTGCAGTAGCGGCGAACCAAGCTGCTTGGCTGCCAGATGATCAGCTTTAAGCTGATTCATCAGAACGGGGTTGATCTGACGCATGGGAATGGACTCTAGTTAAAACTTGAGTCCATTTTGGTGAGCTAGAAAGGTCGCTTTTTTTGTAGTTCCAACACCGCTAGAAGGGTGTTAAATCAGCCACTTGGTAGCTTTGCATGACCACAGCAGCACCAAGCTGCATATCGACTGTAGGCACGTCTAAGACGACTTGTGGCACGACATTGGCAGGTACAAGGCGGCGCAGCACTGGTGCAAGCTCTGATAGCTCAGACCGATCAACAGAGTCATCCAATCGAATGCGAATCCGACTGGTTAAAAAGCGTGTATCGGCTTCGATCTCATTTAAAAAACGCGGGTACTGGCTGGCAAATGGGATTGAGTGCCATAGCCGTGCAATTTGCCATTGATCTGGCCACAGCATCTGTAAAACGAACTGTAAAAAGCCTAGGCCGCGTTCACTCGCAAGACTTGCCCAGTTTGCATAAATCACGCGCATTAACACGTCAGCAGTGACTGGCCGCCGTAGCACTGCCAATCCGTCTAATTTGGTAAATCGCTCGACTACGGTACGACTACCCAAGTGCGGTGCGCCGTAGTCCACCAAGTCCTGCAAACTCACCTGTAGCTCATCGGCCATGACCTGTGCCACAGCACGCGATAAGGCACGTTCTAGGCCGTCATGGGCATGTTGACGGTCTATCGGTAGCGTGAAGTTCAAAGTGTCCATAGCGACCCGCCTGTGTCCGCCGTGCGGGTCAGCACCACGCTGATACTGCCATTGGTCAAATACAACCATTCATGCGGCTTGACTGGATTCACTACCAAGTCTTCTGAACTCACCACAAAATCACTGATTCGATCCTGAAACGCCTGAATACTGGTGCGCAACAGCGTACTGATTTCCTGCGAGTTGATCCCATCTGGCATCCAACGACTTGCTGCAATTGTCCCTTTGCCGTACTTGCCAGTTAAAAGCCCACGAATTTGCGCAGCCACAGTGTCAATATCGTGTACCGCTGCCAGTCGCCCTGTGACGATTAACTGGTACGGACGTTCGACCACAGCGCGAACCTTGACCCGCCCGTCGTACAGCGAATCAGCACGGCTGATCAGTTGCTGAATGTCCGTCTGAATCGTGGATTGTTCAACTGGATTTTTGGCAACCGTGGCAAGGTGCAGGCGGTTAATGTCCGATACATCGACGCCATATGCACGCTCTTGAATGGTTTCATTCCAAACAGCCAAATAATCCGTACGCGCCATAAATTTTTGACGTGCCAAATAGTCGAAATTACCCAAAAACACCGCGTTTTCATCGTACAAAGCGGGATAACTGGCCAACAAACGCAACTGAGACACCGATAGCGGATCAGCACCCGCCCGCACCAGCCCGCCTTGCTTGAATCGCACCCGTACCCGTTGTTCGTCAGTAGTTAAAACATCCATCAAGGCCGCATCTTTGAGCCTTGGTGTGTCTACCGCCCCGTAGCACTCGAACACCTGAAACACAAAATCCTGTGCGGTTTGTACTGTCCGTCCCACCCGTGCATCATCGCCAAACTCGACAATCACGCGGCGCAAACTATCGGTGGTAATGGTGACGGCATATTCCAATGGTGCGGCATTCATCCAACGTGGGGCATGCCGATAGGTATTTGGTGTTGACTCAGTATCACGGACATTCAAACCCGCCAAAAACAGCCCCTCTGATAGCAGTACAGGGGTGCGATGAAACGGTTCGGATAGCGGTACCGAGTAGGTGACTTCACGCAATTCACTTTGTTCTACCAGCACATCGCCTGTTTGCCCCGCTGCCACTGTGACAGAGGCCATAAGTCGCCACGGTCGGCCACCCTGACTATCCTCGATGACCCGCCCCTGTGACAGCGTGATACTGTTTGCGGCGTTATTGATCACTTCTAAGGTGTGCTGGCATGGTGTGGCGACCGGCAGAATCCCTTTGTTTGTTGCATCGGCCAAAATCGACCGATCACGGGTTTTGATAAACGGTTCAATCGTGGCGACTTCAATTTCTTGCGCCAGTAGTGCCAGATACGCGGCGTAGC